AAAAGCACCTTTTTCGTACGACCAAATAAGGGGAGCAGGTACATTTGCTTTTGCACCAAAATCCTGCTGTAAAAGTCGCATTAAGTTTACTACTTCTTTGAAATCTCTGTTTATAGATGTAAGCTCACCTACAACATCCATTTGAATAGGATTGTTAGTTGAAACTTCACGTAGGTTAATTGTATCTTCTTCTAAGAAAGACTGGAGCGCATTACCGCCTTCAGTTGCAAGTATTCCATCAGGATTAAGTGTTCTAACAAGAATAGACATCTGCTTTAACATAAGAGGAATCTGTCTAATAGAAATTGTATAATCACAAAACTCTTTATAGTATCCTACAATATCGGATAATCCCCATCCTTGGTTAAACATATATCCAAACCAGCCCGGCTGCTTAGCCGTAATAATCCTTGAGCATCTGCTCCCAGCTACCCATTTACCAAGGTATGGAATAAAAAAAGAGTTTGGTTTTTCAAAGTCACGCTGCGTAGGGGACTTCGCAGGAACAATCATTGTATTCCAGCGCTCAAGTGATATAAACCTCTCTATCGTATCTTTACCAAGAATACCTGTTTTAATAAGTGTCTTAATAGGAAGGTTCATAGTACTTGGTGTATCATACTTAAACATTGGAAAAACCAAGCTTCCACCATACACTAATGAGTTAAGTACATTATCAGATAAGAGTTGTGCAGAAGCTTTTGCAAAAAAGTTTTCCGATATTTTATCAATCTGCTTTGGTGTAAGATATGGATTTTGAATCTTTATACCATTAAGCAGAATAGACTTTGCCTTCTTGTTCAAGACTGTTTCTATCAGTCCTTTTTGACTGTACATAGTAGCTGCTTCCCATGGTGAAATCCAAATGTTAGGTGTAACATCTGTTTGCATCATAGGGTCTGAACCATTCGCTATGTTTAAGCTATTATTTGAAACGTTATCATGTGTAGAATAGGTAGCATTATATATTTCAAGTATATTTTTTGGATTTGTAGAATCTTTTGTCGTAAAAATCTTTTTTGCGGCAGCATTAGCAGCTCTTATAGAATCCCTTTTTACATCTTCGAGCGTCTTAAATCGTCTGTTAAGCTTTATCTCAGCTTCCAGCTTTGAGGCGTCATGTATCTCAGTGTTTATCTCTTCCACTGCATCCAAGGACATACCCTTGAAGCCTCTTGTCGAGGAAGAACTGATTATTTTACGAATTTTATCATAATTTACTGCCATTTGTTTTAGATTATCTCACAAGATATATAGTTTGTCAACTAAGATAACGCTCACAGATGATAAGGTAGATAAAATCATCTGTGAGCTAAGTATAAAGGAGAGTCTTACGACAATGTAATTATACAGGTACTTCTTCTGTAATGTCAATAGCATTTACGCCACCTTCATCATCTTCGTAATCATCGCCTATTTCTTTATGCCTTTTTAAGGCTCTTCCCATTGTAACATCATACACGTCCTTTAACTCCCTCCTCCATCCTATAAGGTGTGCTACTACATACGCTAAACTGTCTGTTAGGTGGTCAGGAGCACTTTCACCTTGTCCTTTCATAGGAAGACCTGTCTTTGGGTCTTTCTGGTGCGTAAGAAGCGCATTATCAAGGTCTGAAGCAAAATCACAGATGAATAATCTTCGGGCATAAAACATTTTGTTTATAGCAAAGTTTCTTGAGACAATGTTAGGATTGCATTTTCTGTATGCTATTCTAATCTTATACGCCTTTAATTCCCTTGCAAAATCACCAAAGTGGTCTTTATATGTCATATCAGGAACCCATATTATAGAATTATAAGGAAAATCATATCTAAATACTTCTGGTGCGCTTCGAGCATCTTCAAATGAGTATGTTTTAATTACATATACATTCTTATTTCGTACGACACAAGCAACTGCTTTATTGAATCCTCTGTTGAAATCCTGTCCTATATACACCGTTTCTGTTTCTTCAATATTGTCGTACATGTCAATGTTAAGTTTATTAAAAGCCGGATTGTAATCAGGGAATACAAGACCTGAGTCTATTGAAACAAATTCGCCTTCCAATAAACATTTTGTTTCTTTTTCATTATACATCTTGTACATTGCTTCAACGTACTCTTTCTGCAAATAGATGTTATCTCTTGTTCTGCCTCGTACTATCATGTAGCTCATACCAATTTTTCTAAAGTTCATTATTGTTTGGTATGTACCTTTAAGACCTTGACTTGTTGTAGTAAACGCTAAAAACGGAGACCTTTCTTCATCTTTTATAGCCTGTCTACACCTGTCGTTTAAGGCTTTTACAACAGCTATACATACGTACGTAGGCAGCTCATCTAACTCATCCACAAAGCAGCAGTTGTGAACTCTTATACCGCCTGCAAAAAACTCATGTGCATCCTCTACTTCAATATCATATACTTCTTCTAATCGTCTGTCCTTTTTTACAATGGGCTGAACAGCAGAAAAGATGCCTTCGCTTTTAACTTGCACAAGCGTATCTATACTCTCTATATCTTGCGCTTCTATTTCATTATCGAAAATATCTATAAACCTGTGGTCTGGTGTACAGCGTATTCCATTAACTTCTATAGTTTCTTTTACGCCTCTAAACATTGTTCCTGTAACACGCTTATACCCTTGTGTTGTTAAAGCGTAATCACCTACAACTACATCTTTTATAGGTATTTCCCCTCGTAATGTAGTAACAGGAACATCTTTACCTATACAAGCTAAATCATAGCCAAATATATCTGCTTCATTTTCTATAGGTATGAGAATTAGCTCAACATTTCCAATATAAATAATATTCGCTTTCTTATCGAATCTATACGCAGACTTGGTGTTCCTTAACGTCTGCTCTAAAGAGCCTGTAAGCGTTTTTTGTAAAAATGTTAATGTTATACCACAAACACCTATTTTAGGGTTTTTACCTTCTTTGTCTTTCTTCCCTTGGAAATAGTCAACAGCTTTAAGTATGGAATCCCCTAAGCAGGATGTTTTACCTGCAGCGTAGCCACATATATCAAAGAAAAACCGTATATCCTTAAATATATACGGTGCTTGGAGAAACGCTGCTTGGTGTGGTAAACTCTTTTTTATTATCATTATTTACACCAGTCTGTAGCCTCTAGTTTTACTTCTTTTCCATCAGCTTTAGGTTTTGTTTTTATTGCGTAAAGAAGAGCGGCACAAAAGTTTACAACATCAGGTATTTCACGAGCAACCTGCTTCATGTCCCCTTCATCATACGCTTCAACTACTTCAAGCACTTCGTTTAGAAAAAGCTCGTAGTTCTCTTCTATATCAGATGAGAAAGAACCTTTACTCGCATTTTTAGCAGCATTCAATGTTTTATGACATTCTCTATTTAGAAGGTCAAACATGTTGTTTATCTGATTTATTCTGTTACTCATTTGTTAAGTTTCTCCTTCATTTTTTCCTCTGGCGTAAGCTCTTCTCCTTCAGCCCTCATTTTAGAAAGGTCTACAGAGCTTCCAGAGCCATAGAATATTTCAACAGAGTCTAATTTTTCAAAGTCTTCTTTACTCATAGCAGTAAACGTTACGTTTAAGGCATTAGATTCATCTGCATCAACCATTAAATCTTGGAACAGTAACTTGTTCTTCATTTCAATAGCTCTAATCTTGGTAGCAGAAGAATCTTTTTCTCCTCGTGCAGACACCATAAGACTTCTAATTTCTTTAAGTTGTTCCTCATACATAAACGCTTTTAAAGCTTTTGTTGCATTTATGTATATAGGGTCTTGAAGAAGCCTTACTCTCGTGGCTTTATCAGCCATTACCATGTCGAACGCTAAAGAATCTTTGTATACAGAGCTATATTTTTTAATTACTTCTCGCCTAATTTCTTCATAGCTTCTCGGTTTATTAAGCGTATCTAATAGCGTATCTACATCACTTAGGTAGTCATCTTGGTAGTCCTCTACAGTGGAAAAGTCGTTAAAGTCGCTCATATGCGTAGTATATAACCAGTCTTACTTTTTGTCAATGATATTAAATAGTTACATAGGCATTAGATAATTTAATAGTTTATATTTTATTATTTATCACTTTTTCAAAAATCCCCCGGGAGATAGGATACTAGATAGTTTATATTTTATTATTTATCACTTTTTCAAAAATCCCCCGGGAGATAGGGTACCCACCCTTGAAAAAATTTGCTAGGTAAAAAATTTGCCAGACAATTTGCATGGTGCATATAAAAGTATACACCATGCAAATGTAAAACATTATGACATCATTTTATCGAGTGTCAATAAAAATTCTACACTCGATAGGTTGCCTAGTTTTTTATTTTTATCTATTTGCAAATAAGCTGCAAAATTGCGCAAAATCCTAGAATATCGGACTCTTATTGTGCTGCTAGTCAAATAATCATTATATTTGCTAGCCTCCCTTGCCTTTGCTATGTCGCTCTTGACGATAT